CGACAACCGCATCCGGGCGGCTGAAAGTAAATATCATGTTGTCCGTTGCCCAAGATGAAGCAGACCGGACCAGTGAGCGTATCAAATTCGTTTTTGAGGGAAAGCGGGCGCGGTTGGAGCCTCTTACCGGGAATATACCTTTTGGTTATAAAATTGAAGGAAAATTGGGGAACACGGTCAACGGTAAATTACTGTTGGTGGCCAATACGGATAAGGGGATGCTTGATATTGGCGAAGCCACGGTCACGAATGGCGAGTTCGAGTTCACGGGCCGGATGCCGGAAGTGACATTGGTCTATCTGATGCCGATGAAAAAGAATGCCTTGTTGGCAGCTTTAATGTTGGAGAATGCCCATTACACGATTACGATGGGGACAAACGAGCTAGTCGTGGAAGGTGGTGGCGAGGCACAGAAAATATGGAGGGAATTTAACGATTTGGATAAGTCTCTGGCACAAAAAAGGCAGCAAATACAAGCTCAAGTCCAAATGAATCCCTCGCAAGAGGCGGGATTACAGAGGGAGTTTAAGAAAATCGTGGATAAAGCGGATGCGGAAGAGTTGGCCTTGCTGAAGAAGTACAACAATTCCTTCGTGGCGGCTTACGTGGTGGCCTCCAAGATGGCGCAAATTCTGGATGATGCAAAGTTGAAGGAACGCTACGAGGCGTTGGGAGAAGA